ATTCGTGGGCAGGATGGCGGCGGCACTCCGGGGTGGAACTCCGGCGGATTCCGATTCCCTCGCCAATGGAGTACCTCTTCGTACGACATCCCAAGCATCCCATACATCTGCGGCGGGGGAGGAAGCGGCGGGGTGATCAACACCGATGGCGTGTCCCGGCAGACGGGAGGTTCGGGCGGCACCGGGTACTTCTGGTACGAGGCGTATCTTGCAGCCGATGGGGGCACTGGCGCAGGACGAGACGCCACCTTGCAGGACATGATCTTCGCCGGATGCGGCGGCGGTGGCGGGTACTCGGCAGTCATCGCGGACAACGCGAATGCCTTCAACGGCGGCAACGGAATCCGTGGCGGAGGAGGCGGCGGGGGCGGCGGGATTTACATGAGCGCAAGCCCGGGCACCTATTCGTCAGGCGCAGGCGGCACGGGCGGAACTGGCTACTGCATGCTCCTTTGGACCCCCTGACATGGAACGGTACGCACTCATCCAAGAGGAAGACAACATCGTCCGCACCATCGTCGCGGTCGCGCCGGATCAGGCGTGGCATTGCGATGATGATTGTTTTCAGATCCTCCTGAATCCCGGGGAGGACTGCGACATGGGCTGGCTGTATCGTGCCGAGGACACCCCGAGATTCGTCCCATGACCGTAGAGCCCGGTTCCAACATCGTCAAGTTGTCCGCAGGTGATTGGTTCAAGATCGGCGGCGTGGCCCTAGGGCTAGCGGCAAGTTTGATCGGGGTGTATCTGCATCACGACAGGCTGCTCACGCAGTTGGTGACGCAGCAGCAGTACACGAACAACAGGCTTGATCGGATTGAGACCAAGTTGGATGAGAGCCCTCGCCGCTAGCGTCTGCGTGGCCCTCGCGGCCTGCAACCCGGTCGAGCGCATCTCCGAACGCGCCAACGACATCAGGACGGAGGCAAAGGCCCTCGAGGAGCACGGCAGGGCTACCGGGGATCAGGTGGTCGTCACGAGCGCGCAGCGAATCGACGGATACGCATCCGACATTCACGGAGAGATTCCCAACGTCCAGAACAAGACGCCGGAGTGGCTCAGTACGCTCAAGTGGTGGGGCATTGCGCTTGCGGCGGTGGCCTGCGCGTTGATTCTGTGGCAGTCCGGGGCCGGACAGGCGCTTCGAATCGCGGTCGGGTGGATCCCGCGCCGAAAGGCGAACGCCGCGGAGCTCGCAGTCGATATGCTCGACCCCTCGCGCCCGGAGGGTGATCGGGAGTATGTTGCAGCCATGCGGGCACAGGACCCGGAGTTCGACGCTGCGTTCCGAAGAGCGCAGTCCCGCAAGAAGAAAGGACCGTGATGAGCCAGTTCATCGGATCGCTTTGGTTCGCCCTTCTCCTCGGCTGCGTCGGATTCGCGGCCGGATGGTTCGTCAAGGGCAAGTACGGCCACCGTCTTTGACGGAAGGGGGAGGGCATGAGCGGCATCCTGAACGCCGCCTGCTGCTGCACGGATCAGTCCTGCCAGCGCAAGAGGCCTTTCGAGGTCACGATGCGCTATCGCGCCGCGTATCAGCGGCACATGAAGTTTGCGGGAAACCGCTCTGCAGACCCACCACCGCCGCCGTGCCCTCCCGTTTCACTGGTCTGTGACTGTCCGGAATTAGCGTGTGTCGCGGTTCTGGACAACCCGACGCAGCCATGCAGCATCATCAACCGGGAGCAGAACCTCGTGTCGTACCTCGACACGAGCGACCTCGTCATCAGCGTCCCGTACTGGCAGACCACGACCGAGACGCAGGGCATCGAGCCGGCCTGCGGATGGAGAGTTGATCTCGGAGCCGGCCCCGTGCAGTCAGGAATGACGTTCACGGGGCAGCGCGAGGTCGACCGAAACTATGCGGTGGTGAAGTACGACCTGAACTACTCGACCTGCGCCCGGTGCGTCGAGGTCGATGTGAATGCGAGCGGGGCGACGGACGTCGTGCTCCATGTCGACTACAGGTGGCGCTGCTTGTATCTCGCTCCCCCTTCCTACTTCAGCGTGCGCCGCGAGGTCTCCGGCATCTACCTGAACTGGAGTTACGAGATCAACGGAGGCCAGTTCGTGGTCAAGAATGCGCTCGGCGTGATCGTTTCGTCCGTGAACCTTCTGCCGCTCACGCTTGCGCAGGCCCGAGCCGCGATTGACGCGCTTGCGGGAGTGCAGTGCATCGCGAACTTCGGAACCATCCCGGCCAACACGATGCCCGCCTCGTTGATCGAGGACAAGGCGAACGCGCTGCTCCCGCTGGCCTACCAGCCCGTCCCCTTGTTCGCTCCGCTGAGCAGGGAGGTGGAGTGGTACCAGCACGGGAACTACGGACCGAGTTGGACCGTCTACACGCGACTCGGTTCAAATCCGAATAGCGGCGCGATCGCGCTGTCGATCAAGTACCCGCTCAAGGCTGCGTGCGATCCAAGCAGCGCGGATTTCACGGGCGGCACGGGCAAGGGCGCGGAGCTCTCGTTCTGCAAGTGCATCGCGGCGCAGCAGGTAGACCTTGCGAACACTTACGACCCGTTTAATGACCCGAACTTCGCGACATACGGCCTGTATGGAGCAGGAGTGTTCGGTATTGGCTGGCTCGGATCATGGAGCATCAACTGCTCCGATCCATCTCCGCAGTATGTCTGGACACCGCCGGACTGCTCATCGCCGCCGGACCCGGGATTTGGCTGGGGATTCCTGCTCGGCCCGTACGGAACCCGCGCCACGACCTGTGGCACTGGCATGGACATCTGTTCGGATGCAAGCGTCCCAGTTCCGACGTATTGCTATACCTACACCGATTCAGAATCAGATTTGTGCGGCTGCGGAGAGGCTGTTGACAACTACTGCCTGCGATACGAAGAGGTCAGCGGCTGGCATACGGCCAAGTACTTCGAGGTCGCGAGGGTCTGATGCGAGCTCACCTGACGAACCGGATCGGCACGTGGGAGGTCGAACTGCACGAGGACGGCAGGCTCGAGGTCGTCTCGTTCGAGAAGGCTCAGCCGATGCGTGGCCTCGGCGATGCGGTCGCCCGGGTGACGGGAGCCCTCGGGATCCGGCCCTGCCCCGGGTGCGACAAGAGGCGGGAAGGGCTGAACCGGGCGGTGCCGTTCCCCGGGCGAGCGCCGGAAGGCCCGGCAGAGGCCCCGTAAAGCGCTCGGGAGGCCCGGGTGGCCCCGCCGCCCGGGCGCGGCTCGGGCGGCTCTAAAGGCGATCCAGCGGCCCGGGAAAGGGAACCGCCCCGGCTCCGTCGTGGGGCCGAGGCGGTTCTTGGCGGACGGGTCGGGGCCGGGTCGGGAGGCACGAGCCTCCCTCCCCTCGTCAGGCGACCGCGCTCGTCCGTCAGGTGGGCCAGACGTAGGGCAGATCAGGCGGCTCGCTCCAGCCGAATCGCCCGTAGTACTCCGGCTCCTTGCGGAGCAGGTTGCTGCGATGCGAGGCGTGTAGGTCTACGCGCCCGATCCAAGGCGGGAGCGGCGCATCCGGGTCGTGATCCGGGATTGCCATCGTGTTGCGGTAGCCGCGCCCGATCCACTCCACGATGTTCTCGCGCAGGTAGTTGCGGAGCGCCCGGTCATAGCCTGACCACATCCTCGTGGCCGGGTGGTTGGCCCACCCACGCGACTCGCCCATCAGGGCGCGCAGGATCTGGTACGACTCGACTCGCTGCTTGCCCAGACGGCGAGTGTCCAGCACGGAGCAAGACTCGGCGAACCCGGGGTAGGGGAGGAAGGTCTGCATCAGTCCATCTCCACCGGGTGGCCGAGCATCCACGAAGGCATGACATCGAGCAGGGAGGCATCCGGATCGCGCTGCGGCGGATCGCCGACAGCGCCGTCCGTGAGCCCGTGCAGCGCTGCGGAGGCGCACTCGATGGTGCGTTTGGCATCGCACGCGCACACGTTCACGGCATGATCGCACGGGCCGATCTCGGACAAGGAGGTACGGGCGAACTCAAGCAGGTCGCGGAGCGCTCGCACATCGGCGGCGCTGATCTTGGTTGCAGTCGTCATGACGCAGTCTCCGTAGTGGGGGTTGAAGTGAACAGCGTGCGGAAGAACGCACGCGCCTTGTTGCAGGACGGGAACGATCGAATCACGGTGGCGTCGGGCACGGACACGCCTTCGCCGATCCACAGCACGACCCACTTGTGGTCAGCTCCGTGTCCGGTGATGGTGCCATCGAAGATGGCGTAGTGGCCGCGCCGGGTGTCGGCCGTGTTGCCTCGCCGCTCACAGATGTAGCCCGGAACGGGCGAGTGTGGCTTGCGGCGCGGCGTGACGGCGTCAGGCATGATGCTTCTCCTGTGCTTGAGTGTTGCGAGTGAAGGTGGGGGTGGGCACGGTGCCCACCCCCGGCGTGTGCGTCAGTAGGTCACGGCGAAGGTCATCGCGCCCGACTTGTCTGGCTGATCCCAACACTTGCTGCGTCCGCACGGCATCCCGTCGAACCAGCCGCCGTTGTAGCAGCGGCCCTCCTCGCGCACGGCATCATGCGCGATGGCTGCGTCCGCCTCCGTGGCGAACCACAGGATCCCGAAGCAAATGCGCTCGTCCACGAACACGGTCTTGGCCGTGCGTCCGTCCTTGGTCTTGACTTCCACTTGGGAGCTGCTGATGTGCCGAATCATGGTTTAGCGGCTCCCTCGCAGAGCGGCCTGAACCTGACACATGGACTCCGGCATGGTGGGTTGAGCGGGACGGCGATCGGTCAGGCCGTGCGCGTAGGCGAACGTATCGGCCTTGTTCTGCAGCATCATGTGGCAGTACTCGAACACGGCGCGGTTGAGCAGGTCGTACTCGATGCCTCCGACGCTCTCGACCATGCGGAGCATGGCGCAGATGGTCGCCTGTCCGCCCGGGTTGAAGGTCAGGTCCATCTGCATCTCGGCTGCTTGCAGCACGAGGCGACCAAGGTCCTCACGAGTTCTTGCGCTGATCATCGTTCGTTCTCCTTCGCTCGCGTCCGGCGAGATCGGCGCGGCGCGACATGCGCCACTGCAGGCATCATACCCTACCCCGCCGTAGGCGCTAGTCCCCCTGACCGTCAAAGTGGCGACTTTCGGAGAAATTCTCGCGCCCCGCATTCCGGCATCCCAAGTGAGGGCGGCAGGCCCGGTTCGACCGTAAATGCTCTAGGAGGCCCCGGGCTCCCGGACGGGCCACCGGGTCACCCGGGCGGCGCGGACGCGTCTGGGGGCATTTGGCGAGGCGTCCTGCAGCGCCCGGGCCCGGTGCGGGGCGGGTGGCCGCAGGCGCCACCCGCCCCGAGGAGTAGGCCGGGTCACTTCAGGTCGAGACGCCACCCGCGCTCGCCGAGCGCCGCCCCGGGCACCGGAGTGCCTGCTTCGAGCGCGGCGCGGATCGCATCGCGATCCACGGCGTGCGTGACCTTCGGAATCATGTACTCCGGAGGCAGCGCCGCCGTGTCCGTGATCTCGACGGGGATCTTCCCGCCGTTGCGCTTCACAGACAGCCGGAATCGGTCGGTGTCGACCTTCGTCCGGCCCGTCTGCTGCATCGCGATCATCAGCGCCTCTCGCAGGCGCTTCGCGAGCGCCTCGTCGGAAGCGGCGAGAAGCGCGATGCGCTCGGACTCCTCCTTGCGTGCAGCGGCCCTCGTCTCCGCGACGCGGATGAGCGCCGCATAGTCGTCGGCCTTCGAATCAAAGGCCTCCGCGAGCGCCGCAGCGTGTTCGCGGAAAGCGTTCTCCACCTCGGGCGACTCCGCGCCGAACTGGTCGAAGGCCTCAAGCAGCCCAAGCATCTCGGACTTGATTGCGTACAGGCTCATGCGGTTCCTTTCAGAAGGGGACGTCGTCGTCCAAGTTCGCGGGAGTCGCCGTGGGCGTCTCGGGCTTCATCGACTTGCGCTCGATCTTCGAGACGCTTCGGGCCTCGAAGTATCCCGCGTTGTTCCAGTCCCACTCCAGTTCGCACAACTGATCGAGCTTCACGGCATGGAGCATGGAGTGCGGGACGCTGACCCACTGCCTGCCTTCGGTCGCGTGCGAGAACAGCACGGCGGAAACGCCCGGGCCGCGATCAACGACCTTCTCCGGCATGACGGCATCGCAGCCCTGATTGGGCCACTTCTTCGCGACGCCCTCGTGCGGTCGCGCCGGAGCCTTCTTCAGGGGAGGGGCGGCGGTCGGAGGAGGCGCACTCGCCGGGGCGGGAGCAGGCTTCGGCGCAGGGGCGGAACGCACCTCCGGACGAGGCGCAGGGCGATTGTCGTTGCCGCGTGCAACCCGGTCGAACTCCCCGTCCTCGCACTCCTCGCCGACGATCATCGTCATGCTCGCGAGCGAGTACCTGCGGAGGTAGGAAACGACCGACCCGAGCTGCTGCGCCGTTGCGCGGTCAGGCAGCGACATGCCGACGGTGGAGGCGATCCACTCGCCGCTTGCGTGCATGATCGTCGTCGTGACGGCGACCTCACCGGGTGGGGTCGTGATGGTCTGCACGACGGACAGGGCCTGCTTCGCGAGCGGAACGCGGACGGCGGCAAGGTGCGCGCCGAGCGATGCGTAGCGATTCTTAAAGTGCGGGTTGACCGAATCCAACGGCGGGTTGTTGATCTCCGCCTGCGCCTTCGCCAATGCGGCAGCGAGCGCACCAATCGATTGCGAACAGTTCATTCTCTACTCCTTGTGTTGAGATGGCACAGCCACGCGACTGCGCTGCCCCAATGATACCCTAGATCGGGGTAGGTTAGTTGGGTCGGTACGACCAAATTCCAGATTTCGGTGCATCGGCAACGACGATCGTCGCGCCGGATCCGAGGCCGTCATCCGCCCACTCGCGCTCCACCGCGATGCACGCCACCTGCCTGTCGTCGCGGTACGCGATCCCGGAGAGCGCATCGCAGATCGCACGCGCCAACTTGTCGCAGTCCGCGTACCCGGGCCGCGCCGGGGCGGACGCACGGATGGAGCCGGATCGCCCGAAGTGACTGCGTGGCCGCACGAACCGGAACTTCGCGATGACGCAGACGTCACCCTCACGGAGCGGGCATCCGTGCGCCCGGGCGGCGGCGGCAACGCTCGCCCTCCAAGGCTTGACCTTCTTCGAGTTCTCGATCATCACCGTTCGCCCGTTGCGCAGAGACACGAGGCGCTTCGATCCCTGTGCCGCCGGATCGCCGTCCACGAAGAACACGGTCATGTCCATGCGCGCAGGCTACATACGCGCCTGCTTGCGGTACTCGCGGCGCTGCGCCGCTCGGGTGTGGGCGCGAACCGGGTTCGCCAACTCAGCGGCCTCGCGAAGCACCTGCTGCACCTCGGCCCGGAGCTCCTCCTCGAAAGCGAGGCGGCACAGGTCGAGGGTGGCAATCTCCCGGAGCCGATCGGCGAGCGGTGGCCGTCCGCGCCACTTGCCCCACACGCGGCAGGGCGCGCAGCCGACACCATTGAGGCAGCGGCAGCTCGTCATCGCTTCGCCTTCTTCTTGGATGCGTGGTGCATATACAGCCCGAGCCGCTGGTTGGCCCGGGCGAGGTCACGCTTCAGTTCCTTGATGCGTTGGACGGCAATCATGCCGACCGTAGCGGTCGTTCCCTTCTGCCTCAGCAGCCACTCCGTAAGTTCGGTGTCGTTCATTTGCCGTACTCCCCAAAGCAGTCCCACCCGCGAGACTCCGCGATCTGCTGCGGAGTCCGCTGCTCGAAGCCCATGAGCGCCTGCTCGCTCGAGGTGCGTGCGCAGCATTCCCGCCTTGCCTCGTCGCGTTCGACGGTGACACGGTGAACGCTGGCGTCGAGGATGCCGACCATCTTCTCCAAGCGGTCGAGGTCCGTGGCCGTCACGGTCGCAACGGAGGCCATCACGTGCTTGTGGCCCGATACCTCCTCCGAGAGTTTCTGGTTGCGCTGCGTGAGGATCGTGACCTCGCGCTGCAGGCGATCGCGCTCCGCCTCCAGCCTGCGGATGACGGGTCCGGCGAGTGGATGCCAGCCCATCATGGCTTCTTCTCCACCTTCGGGGGTAGTTTGATCACGCCATTTGCCAACAGGGCCTCGTCCCATTGGAGCGAGCCTACGCGGTTGGCGCTCTCGGCGAAGTCGCAGAGCGCCCGGAGCTTGGCGACCGAAAGGATCCACAGCGAGTGGCATCCGTCTGACCCGGGCTTCCGCGTGAACAGAGTCACGCTCGGCGCGTCGTCGCAACCGAGGTCGTAACCGTACAGGCACGCCACGAGCTCGTGCTCGTGCTGATCCTCCGGCGTGCAGGTTCCGAGGACGATCTCGATGGTGCCGCTGATGTTGTTGCTTGGCTGCTGAAGTCGCATCATCCCTGTCCTCTGTAGAGTTCGCGCTCGATCTCGGCCGCTTCGGCGGCACGCTCCGCATCGCGATCGCGCTTGCGGATCAGGCATCGGGAGCACAGCCGATGCTCGGGGTCACGGTCGATCATGCAGCTGCACTCATGCCCGAGATGCTCGTTCCGGGCGATGATCCGCTCGATGTTCATCGCCACACCTCCTTCAGACGCCAGACCTTGATCATGCGTCCGTGCGTCGACGGGCGCTTCGACGGGATCACCTCGCCCGTCCACTCGAACAGGCGGCGGAACACGGAGCCCCGGGCGTTGCCGAGCGCCTCATACGAGTGCCCGGCCATCTCCATCGCGTAGGCGAGGTCATCGCTGTTCACGGTGCCGTTGCGCTGCGCGAGTTCGTAGGCGCGGCGCTGCGCGTAGGCGAGCCACAGGGGCCTCGCGCCTGCGGCGAGCGCCATGCCGTGCTCCTTGCGGCGCTGCGCCTCTGCTTCGTCAAAGAGCGATTCCATCGGTTCCTCCTTCGGGCCGCTTGGCGCGACCGATCTCGACTTGCTTCGGGGCACGGATCACGATGCGTGTCCGGCCCATCGACATGGGCGTTGCCTCGATGACGACCGGGCCGTGCGCGGTTCGGACGACGAGGTCCTCGCGGTCGCGGCGCAGCGTCATCACGATGCATCCGGTCTTGTCAGGCATCGTCGTCCTCCTTCACGAGATCGATGAGCGCGAGCGAGATGCCCTGCACGAGGTCCTTCGCGAACTCGTCCCCGACACCGTCGGGCGTGTCGCCCGGGGCAACGTCGGACGACGAGGTGGCGAGGAAGGCATCGGCACGGCTGCTCGTGATCGCGTAGTACGCACGCACCTGCCATTGCCTTCGCTCCCGGCCCATGTCCTTGTCCGTGACGATGCGCAGGATGGCAGGCAGCGAGAACACGTGGACGATGCCGAGCCCGAGCGTTTCGAGCGCATCGCATGGGGGTGGATTCTTGAGGAACTCTTTGGGCAGCTCCGTGACGGGCACGTGCTTGATTTCAGGAAACTCGAATCTGCTTCGGACGTTCATGGTTGGTTCCTTCCTTGGTTCAGGGCTCGATGGGATCGGACAGGTTGAGGCGAAGGTCGCTCGCCATGATCTGCTGCACGGGCTCGGGAATCTCGTTCCAGTCCCACACCCGGCGCAGCGCGGCCTGCAACTCGACCTCGCGCTGTCGGCGGCGCTCGACCTCCTCGCGCTGCTGCGCCGCCCGGGCCTCCGCCGCCCGGGCTGCGCGAGCCTCGGCGCTCTCCGGGTGCAGCGGGTGCGCCTGACCGACGGTGGCAACGTCCCGCTGCTGCCATCCGCGCCGAACCACGGGCATCATGCGCACGATGTCCGCGAAGCGCGGCCAAGTCGAGCCCATGCCGCTGCCGAAGGCGGTCCACCTGCGAGCGCTGATTCCCGCCTTGCGAGCGAAGGTCTTCGTGGCATACGCATCCTCGTGCCACATGCGGCCCGAGTGCACGTCCGCGTACTTGCGGAAGGAGCGCATCAGCAGGGACGGAACCATCGAAGGAATGTCGGTGTTCGAGTTCGGGGCCACCGTCAGGCCCGTGAGCAGCGCTCGGATCCTGCTTGCGAAGTCCGAGACTTCGCGAGCGGCGTCTCCGAGCATCACGGAGATGCCCTGCGTGAAGATCGGCATCGTGCACACGAACTCCAACTGCTCACGGCCCGGGTTGACGCGAGCGAAGGTCACGAGCCCGAACGCATCGACGAGCGCGACCATGTTCGAGAACAGGTTCTTGATCTGAACCGAGTCGCTGGTCATCGTCATCCAGAAGCAGTCCCGATCGGGGAACTCGAATGCACCCGGGCGAGCGTACAAGGTCGTGTCGCGATACAGGTTCAGTCCGCTGTCGCCGTCCGGGCCTTCAAGGCAGAGCGGCCTGCTGGAGCGCTCTGCGTGCCTCGCGACCGAGCGCAGCACTGCGTGGTGCATCTGGAAGAGGACGGTGTTGGCGCCCCAGTTGCTGCCGTTGCGCTGAGCCCACTCGGAGACACAACGCACCGCATCGGACTGCAGCGCCATGAACTCCTCTCGGTTGCAGAAATCAACCTCACCCGCCATCTCGTGGATGGCGATCATCCGGTTGTCGAACGCCTCGCTCACCATGCGAGCCATCACGATGATCGTGTTCGTCGCGCCCGGGCGACCAGACCAGAGGTGGGACAGCGCACGGCGCAGCTCCTCGCCGTCGCGAACGCGAACGGCAGTTCGCAGCCACTCCCCGGCGATCCGGAGGTCGTTGACGTTGGGGTGAGACAGCGGGATGCGGAAGGCTCCGCGAGCGGCCTCGTAGCAGTACAGGTGGGTGGTCGGCATGACCGTCTCCTCGTTCGTTCGCCGCCTCCCGGGCGGCACGGCGCAGGCGACTTGCCCGCTGCTCACATGATACCCTACCCCGCCGTAGGCGCTAGGGGGTGGGTCGGGAAAGTGGCGATTTTCGGAGAAATTCTCGCCGGACCCTGAATGCTCTAGGAACGCTCGCTATTCTGCCCGGGCGATCCCCCGGAAGCGCCCCGCGCAGAGCCTCTAGGCCACGCGGGGCGTTTCGTTTCCGGCCCCGGGCCCCGGGCCCCGCCCAATGAAACCCGCCCCGGGTGACGCCAGCATGGCGGCCCGGGGCGGGGAACGAGAAAGAAGGTTCGTCAGGCGAACAGGTCGCTGCCGAGGAAGAGGCGCGAGGACTGCTCGCGGGGTCGCAGCGCCATCGTACGCACGCCGCGCTCCGCGCCAACCGAGATCAGGAACACCTGATCGTCGGGCACCTGATACACGCGTCCGGGCAGCGCCTGCCGCGTGGACGCGTACCACACCGTGCCGCTCTTGGTCACGGACCAGAACAGCGGGTTGCCGCGCCGCGCAAGCACGATGCCCTCCGGCACGATGGCGGCGACCGCGCAGGGCGCGTACGGATCGACATCGTTGACCGCATCCGCGAAGCGCTTGAGGATGGAGCCCTCGCCTGCCTCGACATGGCGCGCAAGCACCTCGCTGTCGCACTCCGTGTACAGGCGCAGGCCGCGCTCCTCCGCGATGCTCTCGTAGTTGCCGATCACGCCGTTGTGAACGAGGAAGCAGGCCTCGCGCTGCCAACGGAACGGGTGCGGGTGGTTGTTGTCGTTCCGGCAGGCGTCCCCGTGCGTTGCCCACCGCGTGTGCCCGATCAGGCCGATCGCGCCCTCTCCCCGGGCGACATCCTCCGGGTGGGACACGACCGAGCCCGGGCGCTTGAACGAGAAGATCTGGCGATCCTCGTTCATCCAAGCGAGCCCGAAGGCGTGGTGCCCACGGTGCACCTGCGAGTTCGCGACGGAGACGAGCGCGGGGAGCGCGAGGGAGGGGAGCGGGACGGCGGAGTACATTCCGAAGATTCCACACATGGTCGTTGCCTTTCTCGTTGGGGTTCTCGTTCGTTCGTTCAGGCGGCGTCCTGCCGCTGCTGGGACGGGCGCAGTCCGCTGCGCTCGTCGTGACGGATGGCGAGGGCCTTGAGCGTCTTCTCCGCAGCCTTGCGGGTGAAGACCTCGTGGCCGAGTTCGCCGTAGTTCTTGGCGCGGTGCCCGTGGCCGAACCACAGGCGGCGGCACATGTAGCGCACCTGCTGCTCGCCGTGGGTGCTGCCGAACGCGGCCCACGAGCGGACGCGGCTGTCCCAACCACCGACATCGACGCCGTCGAGCGCCATCTCGACGAGGGTCAGGCACATCTGAACCCACGCGGCGATCTTGGCCGGGTTGAGCGAACCGGAGAACACGCGGAACTCGACGGTCTCCATGCGGTTCGACAGGAAGTTGGCCCAGTTGAGGACGCGGTAGCGATCGGACATGTCGTGGCGACCGTAGCCGCGAGCGATCGTGTCCTTCGTCTGGCCCTGCCACGAGAACTGCTTGTTGAGTTCGGTCTTCACCGGGCGGCAGTAGCCGCCGCGACGGCGATCCGGGCTCCCGCTCATCGCGTACAGCGCGTCCTCGAACTGCCCGACGAGCATCGTGAGGCGGCGCATCGCGGCGACATCCTGCGTGGGGAAGGCAACGTGCACGTGCAGGCCGCACGAGTTGTTGGTCACGCCGCCCCAAGCCTTGATCTGCGCGCAGGCGGCGCGGATGTTGTCGAGGCCATCGCGGCCCTTGAGCACGGGGCTCACGAACTCGACCGCACGGCTGCTGCGGAAGTGCAGCGAGCCATCGGCGTCCGCACGCCACTTGCGGCCGGAGAACTCGGGCAGGCCGTTGACGGGGTTGCCAGCGTGGTAGCGGCCGACGGACACGGGGGCATCGTGGGAGATGCCGCACTCGATCTCGATCCCGTAGGTCAGGTCAGCGGCGGTGATTCGGGGCATTGCTCGTTCCTCGTTCTCCCGCATCCGGCGGGTCGGAGCAGCGCGACATGCGCCACTGCCAGTAAGAATACCCTACCCCGCCGTAGGCGCTAGTCCGGCGGAGCATCAAAGTCAGAAATTTGTCCGAAAGTTGCAAACCCTCATGGCCGTAGGGGTTGCAACTCATGCAGGGAGTCCCAAGTCGGGGTTTCGGGCCCAAAGAAAACGCCCAGCAGGCCGCGTGGAGGCCAACTGGGCGGCACAATGGGCGGACCTGCGCGGCGTGTCGGCGGCACGCTTGCTCGCCACGCAGGCCTGAATCCGTGCGGTCGCAGCATACCGCATCCCGGGAGAGCCATGAGGTCAGTTCCTCAAGGGCTGCAGCCGTGTCCGGTGGCATCGTGTCCGGATCTGGGTGGCCGCACGAACGTGCGGCCGGAGAGATGCGCGCTGACCCTAGCGCATCCCGAGGCTTCGCCTCGCGCTCGCATGCTGCCGCAGCGGATGGCCCGTCGAAATGGTGAAAGCAGCATCACGGGAAACCTCGTCCGGCTCCATCCGGCTGATCTCCCGAGACTCCGGAAGCCCGGGGTCTCGGTGTTCCTGCACCTCACCCTCCAACTGCTCCGAGCCTTGACGCACCATCGGCAAGCGCGTAGGGTATGCCGCATGGGCAAACCAACCGCAGCCGTCATCCGTGATCCGCAGTCTTGGAAGTCAGCGATGCGTGATCATCTCCGCGCCAACGGGATCAGCAGGTACGACTTCGCACGCAGGTGCGCGAAGGCTGGCGTCTGCACGATCCACACCGCCGAATGCCTCCTTGCCGGGGAGGAAACCGTTACGGGACAACGGGTTCCGACGATGGCGATGGCGATCCGGATGTCCGAGCTGGCCGGCATGGAGTTCATGATGCTGACGAAGGAGGTCGCGAAGTGACTCCCAAGATCGAGCGAATCGAGCGAGTCCCGATCGACTCCGTCATCCCCGACCCGGAGAACGCACGCCTCCACCCCGAGCGCAACCTCGCAGCCCTCGCGAACAGCCTGAAGCGCTTCGGGCAGCAGAGGCCGATCGTCGTCTCCAAGGACGGCATCATCATCGCCGGGAACGGCGCATACGGCGTGATGAAGTCCCTCGGATGGACCGAGGTCGTCGTCGCGTTCTCCTCGCTCGAAGGAGACGAGGCGCGTGCGTATGCGATCGCCGACAACCGCGCAGGCGAACTCGCTGCGTGGAACGACGATGTCCTGCGCAAGCAGCTCGACGAACTCTGCCAGATCAGCCCGGACCTGCTCTCCGCCGCAGGCTACGCGGAGGAGGAGCTGCGAGCCCTTCTCGAGCGCGCACCGATCAGCGTCGCGGAACTCGGGGCCACGGAGGGAGGCGTCTCCGAACTGCCTTCCGGATTCTCCAAGACGCTCGAGGAGTACGACGCCTCGCAGGTGCGCTCCCTCATCTTCGCGTATGCGGCCTCGCAGTACGGCCTGATCGTGGAGGCCCTCGCTACCATCGCGGAGGAGAACTCCCTCGAATCCAACGCGGACGTGCTGGTGCATCTCCTTGAAAGGGCAGGACATGCAGTCACTGAGCGCATCGAAGCGGACGATTGACCTCTCGCAGTACCGCCGCCGCAGGGCGAGCCTCGACGATTGCAGTCGGCTGATCTCGGAGGACACCATCGTTCAGGTGGAGGGGATGCCCGTCCTCGCGTACTACCATCGCCTGCCCGGCGACTTCTCGACGCTGCGCACGGCGCTCGGCCGCGTCAAGTACCAAGAGGGATTCCGCGCCACCCGCGCCAACCCGATGTTCACCCGGGCGCGCACGTTCGGATACGCGCCTCGCCTCGAGATCCGAAACCAGCCGTGCCGCATGGCGAGCCTCGGACGCGAGCAGCCGCTCGAGCACTCCGTCCTCCTCGAGGCAGCGCAGGTCGCGTACCAGTGCTACCGCGATTCGTTTCCGCACCGGGCGCAGGCCCATGACGAACTCGCGACGAAGGTCCTGCCGGAGTACCGGATCGGCAGCACGCCTTTCACGTCCGGCATCGTGAACGCGAACAACCCACTGCCGTACCACTTCGACCGGGGAAACTTCCGTGGCGTCAACTCCGCGATGCTCGGGTTCAAGAAGGACATCGAGGGCGGGCACCTCACGATCCCGGAACTGGACCTCGCGTTCGACATCGGCGACCAGAGCCTGCTGCTCTTCGACGGGCAGAGCCTCCTGCATGGCGTGACCCCGTTCCGGCGCACGACGGATGCGGCCATGCGCTACACGGTCGTCTTCTACAGCCTCGAAGGGATGTGGCGCTGCGAGCCCCCGGGCGAGGAGCTGAAGCACTTCAACCGGGCGCGCACCCGCAACGAGCGACTCCGGGCCGAGAAGGCATCCGCGAAGGAGCCAGAGTGAACGGACCCAAGGTCGCGATCGCGTACCTCGCCAAGGCGAAGTTCGGCGGCTGGCCCACCTTTACGCGGCACCTCCGCGCTGCCCTGCTGGCGTCCGGCCTGTCGCCCGTCATCCGGACTCTGGGTGCCCGCACGGCCCCGATGCCGATGGACTTCGGCCACGGCCTCGTCTGCAGGCGCATGGCCCTGAAGGACCTGCTGGCCTCGAAGATGCCCATCCTGATCGCGTGCGCCGACAAGGATCACGCCGCCGCAGCCATGACCCTCGTAGGCGAGGGCAGCATGATCGTCGTGCACGACCCGGCGGAGAAGCACCTCGCGGGCATCCCGGCCGACCGCACCATCGTGATCCGGCGCTCCATGAAGCAGCGCTCCCCGGCAGCACGCCTGATCCTGCACCCGTACGAGCGCAAGTCTCCTCCGCGCAATCCCTTGCACCCGGCGATCGCGCACTCCCGCGTGGACTTCGACAAGTACACGCACCTCATCCTCGAGGCACGGGATCTGGGGGCGGACATCAAGATCTACGGGGCTCCGAACCCCATGTACGTGCACTTCAAGCTGCACCCGAAGTGGCCCGGATTCCAGCCCGAGCCGTTCGAGCGCAACGCCCACGCAGGAGCGGACTTGTGCGCTACCGCACGCGCCGTCGTGGACATGAGCGCGATCAAGGGGGACGGGGGCGGATCGCAGTACTCGTTCCTCGAAGCATGGGACGCACGCGCTCCGCTCATCATCAACCGCAAGTGGGTGACGGGGTACGACAGCGACGAGATGCAGCCCGGACACAACTGCCTCGCGGCGAGCGATGGCAAGGAGATCAAGGAATGCCTCGAAGCGCTCAAGGACCGCGCCCTCGCAGACGCCCTCGTACGCAACGGGGAAGCAAGCCTAGAGCAGCACTCCCCAGCCGTCATTGGTGCTGCATACCGCTCCCTCCTCGGAGTTTAGGATGAGCCGGAACAACCCGCGCAGCAACCCGAGGCCTCGCAAGCCTCCATCCCCGCGACCCCCGCAGGGGAAAGGGGAGGGAGCGCCCTCACCCACGCGCACGCCCGCACCCGCGCACACACATGAGGCGGAGGTGGCGTCGACCGCCCTCGCGCTCGCAGGGTCATCCGAGTCCATGCGGCTGATCCGCAGCGCCGTGCGCAACCGATGGATCATCCCGGAGCGCCTGTTCGAGGCAGCACCCGCGATCGTGGCCCGAATCCTGCTCGACCCCGGCACGGACATCAGGGACAAGATCCGCGCTACTCAGACGCTCGCCATGCTCGACCGGAACAACACAGAGCTCCTGCTCGAGTCGCACCGGATCGAGAGGCTGCAAGAGGGATCGAGCACGGACAACGTGGCAGTCGTCGCCAGCCTGTCCGATGAGCAGATCGCAGCGGTCGCCAAGACCATCCTGCCCCCGAAGGCAAAGCGCAAGTCGTGAACGCCGAGGTGCTTACGGCATCCGCAGCGGTCGCCGCCGCGCAGGAGAGCCCTGCCGCATTCGTCTCGCTGTGCCTGTCCCGCGAGGTGTCCATGCTGCAGCGGGAACTGCTGAATCACGCACTCGTGAATCACTCGTGGTACGCGGAGCTGCCTCGTGGACACGCCAAGACCAGCACGGGCGCCTACCTCGTCGCATGGTGGCTCGGCGTCCGGCCGGAGACGCGGTTCAAGATCGTCGGGCAGAACGACGAGGCGGCGAGCGCCACGACCCGGTTCATCCGGGAGATCGTTCGCTCGCAGGCCTTCCGCGCCACCTTCCCACACGTGCGGCTGAAGCCCGGAGAGGACACGGTCATGTCGTGGAGCGTCACGGCCCCGGGCCTTCCGGCGCGGCGCGACCCATCCGTGCAGGGATCTGGCGTGTTCGGCAGAACGGGCGGTCGAGCGGACGTCCTGTGGTTCGATGACATCTGCGACCTGCGCAACTCCGTGCTGCAGCCAGCGTTGCGATCGCAGGTGAAGGAGGCGGTCGCGAACATCTGGATGCCGATGCTCGACCCGTCGGCGTCCCATCCGAGCCGCACTTGGCGGACCGCCACGCCCTTCCATACGGACGACCTGACGGCCGATTGGAGACGGGCGCACGGAGACGAGGGAACGCTTCTGCGCCGACCCTGCGTCGGCCCGATCAGCCCGTGGCCCGAGGTGTTCACCCCGCCCGTGCTGGAGGCGAAGCGCACCGAGATGGGCGCGATGGCCTACGCACGCGCCTACGAACTCGTACCCCTGTCGAGCGACCTGCTCGTCTTCCGCCCAGAGTGGATCCAGCACTACCGCTACGAGGAGCTGCCGACCGTCACCCGCACCATCGCGGCCATCGACTGGGGATACGGCAAGAAGGAGCAGGAGCGGGACGATCCCGACTACTCGGTGTGCCTCATCGGCGAGGTCGACAGCCGCAGGCACCTGTACCTGACGGACATCCTGCGCGTGCGCGAATCCTTCCCGGTGTTCGCTCGGCAGGCCGCAGCCCTGCTCGAGCGCAGGGGAGCATCGGCGGTTCTGGCCGAATGCAACGGGCCGCAGAAGGGCATCTTCGACCAGTTCCGGGACATGACAAACCAGCCGATGGTCGCGGTCGAGCGGACGACCGACAAGCACATGAGGGCAGCAGGCTCGCAACCCTTCGTCGAGCAGGGCCGGCTGCACTTCCCCGTCGACGCATCCGGCAAGATCCTGCCTGCGTTTCAGGTGGTATGCGACGAGATGCTCGCGTTCCCCGCAGGGAGCCACGACGACACCGTGGATACTGTGGTTGACCTATGCGGAGAGGCGGTACGCGGCACGCTCTCTGCGGAAGAGAAGATGCCCAAGCGCATCGAGCGCCCCGACGCGATCGGCCGGATGTTCTCGGCGCGTTCCGCGAAGCGTCCGTTCTTCACCTGACGATGGTCGATCTGTAGGATTCGGGCATGGCAGACATCGACCTGACCCCCACGGCAGAGATGGCTGCGAACGCCACGCGAGGCCTCGAACTGCGGAAGAAGCACGGCAAAGGAGGCACCGCCGTAGGCGTCGCCCGGGCTCGTGACATCAAGAACCGGGCATCCCTGTCTCCGGACACCGTCCGCAGGATGCACTCATTCTTCTCGCGGCACGAGGGCAATCAGGCGGGTGGCGAGGACGACGCCGGATACATCGCGTGGCTCCTCTGGGGTGGCGATGCCGGGAAGTCGTGGGCGAAGCGCAAGACCGAGCAACTCAACGACAAGCAGGAGAACGCACGCATGGAACGCTCTGACGAACTGGCCGAGGCCCTGATGAAGCCCGTCACGTACTCCAACCACAGGCAGATGGAGAAGGTGGTGTCCGCCGCCATCGCCCACGCGAAGAAGGTGGGCGACGACGACCTGCTGGAGCTCGCGGAGGAGACGGGGCAGGAGATCCTTGCGCTTCGCTCCCGTGCGGCGCGTCCGGACCCAAAGAGAATGATCGGCACGCCGAGGGATTACATGAAGGCGAAGCTGATGCCCCTGACGTACCAACAGCTCGTCAAGCAGTGGGTTAAGTCCACGCAGAAAAGCGCGGCGAGTGCCCCGCCGTACACACAAGACGGGAGGAAGCAGCTGATCAAGGAGATCCTCGAAGCGCATCACGGGCCATCATCCTTCACCCGCCCCGGCGCGAAGGCGAAGTTCGCCGCTCGCCTCGGCTCGCATCCACAGAAGAAGAAGATCATCGAACTGCTCCGAACCAGCGACGATGTCGGTGATTGGGACGACAAGGGAGTGATCGTGTACGACAAGTCCGCCATCGCTGCCGTCAAGAAGATGCTCGAGAAGAACGGCATCAAGCCGATGGTCAATGTCGGACTCGCTGATGATTACAGCGGTGGCTCTTACCACTCCCGTGCGGCACGCCCCGGCGCGAAGGCGAAGTTCACCCTGATGGATGCGCTTCGGAGCATCACGCCGATCGAGAAGAGCATCTCCGCAGCGAGGGAACTGCTCCGCAACGACTCGAAGCAGGGGAACTGGAGCAACTGCGTCGGGATGTCGATGTCGCTGTCGAACCTGTACATGAAGATGGCGAAGCAGTACGAGGCCGCGAGCCGCATGGCGCAGATGTCCCGCCCCGGCGCGAAGGCGGTGATGAGGCAAACACTTCAGGCAATGCATGATGGAATGCAGTGGAAGGTTGTAATCCCATCCGGTGCGGCGTGGTACAGCGATGACGGCAAGCGATGGACTAAGAAGCATGGCGAGCCTGTGCCATCATCGGAAGTGAAGCAGTATGAAATCAAGTTGGGCACGGGGTTTGCCCGACCCGGCGCAAAGGCAAAGATGGGCATCGAGTACAGCGAGGAAAGCCGCAAGATCATCAAGAAGGATCTAAAGGACTTGGCTGAACTTGCGAAGGCGTACAGAAACAAGGAGGCCGAACGCTTGGCGCTCCGACACCTGCAAAGCGTCTTGAAGCCCTCAGCAACGGCGCAGACGTGGATGGAGGCCGAAGATGCCGTCCATCACATCATGGATGTGATGCATGGTGAATACTCCCGCCCCGGCGCGAAGGCGAAGATCAGAACATGATCCCCGGGGAGATGCCTGTTACTGCGCGCTACGCATCGCCAAGCGTCCTGCGTTGGCTGGCGGAAGCACGGCAGATCGCCGAGGAGGCGAGAGGCGTCGCCGCCATCCCGAACACGCGATACGAACAGTTCAAGATGCGGGTGTCGGGTGCGCTCCGTGAGACGCATGAGAACTGGCAGAAGGCCTACCTTCAACTGCCGCACGGCTATCTGCGGGAGATGGGAAACGAGGTCTACTACAGCAGCAGCCTCGGCATCCACAACATCACGGCGTGGGTGACGAAGGCGAACAAGGTAGTCGCGATCTTCCATGCTCCCGCGATCTACAAGGACGTCCGGGACATCTTCGTGGAGTTCGTGCCGTGGAATCAGGTTCTGACCGAACTCAAGGGCAAGGCAGCGAAGCGCGGCGATGCGCGACTCGCAGCGCCCACGCCGCGAGTCCCGGTCAACCCCGACCAGATCCGTGCGACCTGCTCCTGCTGCTTCCGACAGGTCGCGGTCGTCAGGGGAGGGAAAGGCATGGCCCACCACGGCTATCAGCGCCCCGAGCGCGGTTGGCAGACCCGATCCTGCATGGGGGTCTCGTATCCGCCTTACGAGCTCTCGAACAACGGTACGAAGGCGTTCAAGCAGGCGCTGATCGCCAGCGCGGAAGACAACGAGCGGAGACACGCTAGGCTGTCCGCGCACGAAGAACCCGTCCGCGAGCGGAACAGCGGATCTGTCCTGCAGAGCGACCATGCGAACTACGAGCCCCGGCGGCGCAGCATGATGTTCGACGCGCAGCAGCAGTCCGAAGGACTCCGTCGCATGGCGGCAGAACTGGAACCCAAGATCAACTCATGGCAGCGGATCCCCGTTGCAGGACTGACCAATGCCTGACAGTAGCAACCCGATGGCGAGCGGCGTGCCGCCCGAGAAGCGTGTTCGCAAGCCCTTGCCTGCGCCGATCGAGCGTGGGCTGACCCACCCGCTCGCAACGCCCGTCGAGGTGCAGCGGTCGTTCTTCACGACCGCCGACAAGCTGCTTCGGAACAGCAGCCTCGCGTACAGGCTGAACCCGCAGTACCAGATGATGATGCGTGCGGACGCGGACATCGAGGGCGTCCTGCGCTCGCTGCAGGTGACGCTCGCGAGCCTTGAGTGGTCAATCGTGCCGGCCGACGACGAGAATCCGCGCCTCGTCGCGCTCGCAGAGCGCATCAGCGACATCTTCAACGCGATGCCCCGGCGCAGCGACTTCATCCGTTCCATGCACGAGGCGGTTTGGTACGGCAACTCCGCGACCAACCTCGTGTATGCCAAGCATCCCGATCTCGGCGTGGCGATCAAGGAGTGGTATCCGTTCCACCCGGACACGATCGCCTACGACCAGCGTGGCAACCTCGCCATGAAGGTCGGAGCGGCGTACAGCGCGGACGGCCCCTCCTCGCAGAACATCGGGTTCGATGCCCGGGTGCACATCTTCGATGAGCAGGAGCGACGAGCCATCGTGCTGCACCGGGTGTTCATCAACGCGCCGGACTTCAACGACCCCAACGTGACGGAGAGCCTGTATCGGGGTGTCGGGGCTCGCGACGTCTGCTGGTTCATGTGGCTCGCGAAGCAGGAGATCCTGCAGGACGCGATCACCTACGCCGAGCGGTACGCGATGGGCATCCGCGTCGGCTACTACCCGCTCGGTCAGGATGCGGGGCGCTCCATGATGGAGAACGTCCTCGCGAACCTGACGAACGACAACAGCGTTCTGCTCCCGCAGTCCGGCACCGAGAAGATCTACGACATCGACATCAAGGAGCCGAACGCAGGCCGCGCTCAGGTGTTCATGGAGTTGGTGAACTGGTTCAGCGGGAAGATCAAGGAGGCGATCCTTGGACAGAGCCTCTCCTCCGAGGCTGCTTCGACCGGGCTCGGATCGGGGGTCGCCAGCCTGCACGCCGACACCCTCTCCCGCATCATCCGCTACCACGCGGACGCGCTCGCGGACAGCCTGACGACCGACTTCGTTCGGGTCGTCGCCAAGATGCTCGGGGCGACCGACTCCGAGGTCGACGGCCTGCGATTCGTGTTCGCGCCGGAGCGGCCCGACCAGAAGGAGCGCCTTGAGGCGATCGAGAAGT